CCGTGGCAAAAGCCTACACGAAAGACAGAAAGCATATCTTGATAAGGTCATAAATCCGTATCTTGTCCGGATTGGAAATATGAAAGTAAAAGTGAGATTTGCCAATAACGGAGTGTCGTTGGAGCAGGCATTTGAAAATATGCTCCTGAGTATCTGAAAAAAGACTGGTAAGTTTGGGGAGGCTGTGTTAGAATGTCCGTAAGGACAAATTATGCAGCCCCCTTTTATTATAAGGTTTTCTGACGTAATAAAAGGAGGTAAGATATGTATCAGAATATCAATAAAATCTATCGTGCCGCCATCTATGTCAGATTATCTAAGGAAGATGGCGATGTTTCCAGTTCTGCGAAACTGGAAAGCAACAGCATTTCTAACCAGAAGGCTTTGATTCTGGATTTCCTGAAAGACAAAAAAGATATTGAAGTTGTTTCGGTCCGGGTAGACGATGGCTACACAGGCTCTAATTTTGAGCGTCCTGCATTTCAGGCAATGCTTGAAGATATCAGACATGGCGTTGTTGACTGTGTAGTTGTTAAGGATTTATCCCGATTTGGACGAGAGTATATTGATTCCGGAAAATATATCGAAAGATTATTTCCGGCTCTTGGTGTGCGCTTCATTGCAATCAATGACAATTATGACAGCCTTCAGGGAAAGAGCCAGGCCGATGAAATCATCATCCCATTCAAAAATTTAATCAATGATGCTTATTGCCGGGACATTTCCATTAAGATCAGGAGTAATTTGGAGATCAAGAGGAAGCGGGGTGAGTGCGTGACACCTTTTGTTGTATTCGGCTACAAGAAAGCCAGTGCAGACAAACACAGGCTGGAAATTGATCCTGTTGCTGGCAGCGTTGTGCAGGATATTTTTAAAATGAAGCTCAGAGGAATGAGCCAGGATGCGATTGCGAACAGATTAAATGAGTTGGGCATCCTGTCACCATTTGAATATAAAATCAGTAATGGAAGCCATTATGAGACCGGATTCCGGCAGAAAGAACAGGCATTGTGGAGTTCCGTCACTGTTCGCAGAATCCTTGAAAATGAGGTTTATATTGGAAATCTTGTACAGGGAAAGCGCACGACACCAAATCATAAAGTAAAGCAGTCTTATGTGAAACCGGAAGATGACTGGATCAGGATTGAAAAGAACCATGAGCCACTGGTTAGTGGGCGTGATTTTGAGATTGTCCAGCGTCTGCTTGGCATGGATACCCGCACATCACCGGATCAAAAGCAGGTCTATCTCTTATCTGGTATTGCAGTTTGCGGGGATTGCGGGGCACCGATGACAAGAAAAGTATCTACTGTAGGTGGTAAAAAATATGCGTACTACCTGTGTTCTACGAATAAAGAAACAAAACGTTGTTCCAGTCACCGGATTCCGGAAAAAGATTTGGAACAGGCAGTGCTGATTTTGCTTAAGCAGCATATCCAAAATATCCTGCACCTGAAAAGAGTGCTGGAGTTTGTTGGAACGATACCTTTTCAGGAAATCAATATGAAAAAACTCAACGACAGACTGGATAAGAAAAAGGCGGAGCTGGAACGCTGCCGGGAGCTTCGGGTCATGCTTTATTCGGACATGAAAGAAGGCATTGTATCAAAAGAGGATTATGTGGAACTTCATGCCGCTTATGGAAAACGTCTCCGGAATGCAGAAGAAAGTATCCGTGTCATTCAGAAAGAAATGGATGAAACGGCTGGAAAGGCAGAATTATCAAATAGCTGGATTGATTATTTTACAAAGTACCAGGATATTGAAGAACTGAACCGAACAGTGGTGGTTGAACTGATCAGGGAAATCAGGGTGTATGATAAAAAGAATATTGAGATTATCTTCGATTTTGATGATTGTTATCAGGCTCTGATGTCACAGCTTCCAAATATGGGAGTGGAAATCACAGAAGACCAGGAAGGTAATCTTAATGTTGAAGTAAAGGAGGCTGTATAAGATGGCAAGAAAAAGTAGAAAAAACATTCCGGAGGCTGTCAGCAGTGCAGCAATCCAGGAAGAGATAAAAAGACCGTTCCGGGCAGGATTATATGCCAGAATATCTATGGAAACAGAGGAAACCATAGAGAGAGGCACGATAGACACGCAGGTGGAACTGATGAAAAATTTTGTTTCTGACACCGAAGATATAGCCATTGCAGAGGTGTATAAGGATGCGGATTATTCAGGGACAAACTTTGACCGCCCGGCCTTTACAAGGATGATGGAAGATATCAAACATGGAAAAATCAACTGTGTCATTGTAAAAGACTTGTCCCGTCTGGGAAGAAATTATGTCGAGACAAGCAATTATATTGAACGAGTATTCCCGTTCTTTCATGTGCGTTTCCTTGCGGTTACGGATGATTTTGATTCGTTCCGGGAAGGGGTCGATCTGACGGTACCGCTTAAAAATATCATCAATGAGTTCTATTCCAAAGACCTTGCGAAAAAGAGCAGAAGTGCAAAACAAGCTCTATGGAAAGAGGGCAAGTTCACAGGTGCGTGGGAACCATACGGATATCGGAAATCGGAAGAAGACCGGCATCAGCTGGTCATTGATGAAGAAGCTGCGGTGCATGTAAGAGAAATCTTCTCTATGTATTTGGATGGTGCAAGTTACAGCGATATTGCAAAAAAGTTAAATGCAGAAGGTGTCCTGTCCCCAACGCTGCAGAGAAAGTATTACAAAACAGGCGAGAAGCAGATGCCGGAAGCCAAGCCATGGAATAATTATGAAGTGAAACGGGTATTGCAGGATGCCCATTGCACAGGAGATTCCGTTTATGGTAAATATCAGCAGAGTGTTTTTCGGGGGAATAAACAGAGAACTTGCCCGGAAAGCGAATGGATCTATGCCGAAGGGACGCATGAAGGCATTATTGACAGGGAGCTGTTTCAACAGGTGCAGGAGAAAATCCGGAAATTTACAGAAGCATACAAGGCGAAGCATCAGTTGAACAACGGAAACACAAAGAGCCAGAATTTTTATACCGGAAAGATCTGGTGCAGTGAATGTGGCAACCGTATGGTCCTGACAAAGGAGAAATCTGGCACGTTTTATTATATTTGCGGTGCCAATGCAAACCATAAAGCAGGTGGAAACCAGTGCAAAGGACACCGGGTAAAAAAGGAATATGTGGATGAAGAGGTGCTGCGGCTGATCCAGTCACACATGAAAGTGGCCCTTGATATGGAAAAGCTGATTCAGGAAATGAATTCTGCATCCAGAAACCAGACACAGTATCTTCTGCTGGACAAGGAAGTGGGCAAACTCAGGAGAGAATTGAGCCGTATCAGTAAACGGAAATCAGATTTATATGAAGATTATTCGGAGCGTTTGATCACAGAAGAAGAATATATGCAGTTTTCCCGTATCTACTCAAATGAAATTGAGAATATAAAAAGCCGGCTGGATATTACGCTGGCGACACAGGTAAGGTACTCACAGGAATACCATATCGAAGAAGGCTGGGGAAATGTAATACATACTTATATGTCAAAGCGCAAGCTGACAAAAGAGATGGCGGAAGCCTTTGTGGATTCCATTGTCATCCATAGCAAGTATGACTATGAAATCAAGCTGGTCTATGATGATCAGTTCATAGAACTGGAAAAATTAAAGAAAGAGAAGGAGGCGCAGTCAAAGTGATAGCAGATAAGAAAACAGCAGTATATATCCGCTTATCATCAGAAGATGATAATGTGGATGGCAGAAAAAAGCTTGAAAGTGACAGTGTTTCTTCTCAGAGAATTATGCTGAAGTCCTTCGTAATGGACAACCTGGGTGTCCAGGAAGAAGATATTCTGGAATATGTAGATGATGGCATTACAGGAACGCATTTTAACCGTCATGGATTTCAGCAGCTGCAGGAGGATATGAAAAGCGGGGAAATCGGATGTATTGTTGTTAAGGATTTTTCCAGATTTGGAAGGGACTATCTGGAGGTGGGATTCTATATTGAGTATATTTTTCCGCTCCTTCAGATTCGCTTCATTTCAATCAATGACAGCTATGACAGCAATGCGAGTGCCGGGATGACAGGCGGTATGAATGTTGCGCTGAAAAACCTTGTTTACAATATGTACAGTCTTGATCTGTCCAAGAAAATCACATCTGCAATGCAGACGAGAATGAAAAACGGAACAAGACTTCCTGTGAATGCCAGATATGGCTATGCCAAAGGAAAAGACGGAAAGCTTGTCGTTGATCCGGAAGCAGCCAAAGTAGTGCAGATGATTTTTCAGATGGCTGCAGAGGGTATGAGCTTTGCAGATATCACAAGAGAACTGAATAAGGGGGAGATCGCAACCTGTGACGAACGGAAAGAATCAAGGGGAGAACAGATACATTTTCAACGCTTTGAGACAATCCGGAAGAAACGTTGGAATCCCACAACGGTATCTGGAATTATTCGGGATGAGATTTATATTGGAACCCGTATCTGGGGAAAATCACGATGCAGTATGCACACTGGTCACAAAGCGGTTTTAAATGATGAAGCAGACTGGATCCGGTTAGAAAACC